TTTGTACATCTGGATTTCTAACAACAGATATAAAAGGTATTTTAATGTTTTTATATTTATCGGAATTTTGCCAAGTTCTTGTAAATTCAGACCATCTTTGAGCCGTTAAAAATGAAACTGGAACTAAATCACCCTCAACTACTACATTTAAATCTTTACCAACCCAATCAACAAAACCATTATCTAAATCGGCAAAATCAACACCACGAGGTAAATTTGCGGGATTTTGCTCAATAAATTGTTCACCACCACCTAAATAAGGATTTATACCTGGTTTAGGTGTTAGTAAATTTATATCTTTTTTTATTTTTTTAGGTAATGCCATTTATTAATAAATATCAATTGTTCTATTATAACCAACCATCATAACTTAATTAATAATTTGGTAAAAACTCATTTGAGTCTGCTGTTACACAAGTTATGGTTCTGTAGTAACCTTTATAACCAATTCTTGTATGTGCGTTATCTGAAAATATTTTACCATCATTTGTTACTGTAAAATATTTTATATTATCTTCTCTATCTGAGTAACCAATATAATCACCATAAGATATATCACAACTCATTTCAATTAATTGGTCTTGGAATATGTGAAATGTTAACTGACCATAATCCAATATTCTATTCATACCACCAGAATACGATTTGTTTTCGGCAACATCTAAAGCCAATTTAACACGTAACTCCTTTGGTGCCTTAAACCTAATTTCACCTGATTTTGCCTCACCGTAAACATCGTCTACTTGAGTTTCTGTTCTATCGACTTGAAAAAGAACTATAACAAAATTTAAATCACCCTCCACATATTCACGAGCCATTTCATTTTCAATACCAAAGTCTATCTCATCGTAGAATTTTCCAATTCTGCTTATCGGGAATTTTTTCTTAGCCATAACAAAGTTTTATTCTAATAAATATTTCAACAATACCTATTTTCTTTATTTTCCATAATCAGGTATTATATTTATTTTCTCATGGTAGATTTAACCAAACTAAAGAACCGAAATACTTTAGAAAAAATTCGTTCTTATACCGGAACCAATGAACACATTCTAAAAATAAAAAATAAATTAGAACGTGAAGGGTTTTTTGTGCTCACACCAAACCAAATTCAGTATATAACAGATAACTTTGATAGAGAACCAACAAGTATTAATAAAGTTGTTGATATTACACCTTATTTGGGTGAACAGTTAAAAGAAAAATATGAATTAAAAAATATTCCTGAACGTGTGTTTGTGGAAACTTTGTTAGCTGACAGTGAAAAATCTTATCACGTAAAAGGTAAACTTTATAAGAACCAAAAAGAATCTATTTTATTTTACATACCTAAAACACAAATTTTAACCGATATGTTTTATGAACCTTATGAAGATTTAGAAGTTAATTTCGATTCAGTTAATAAAATAAACAAAAAGAATAGAAGTTTATTCCCACACCAAGAAAATGCTGTTAAGTTTTTATTAAAAAAAGATAAATCCATTTTATCTGACGATATGGGGTTAGGTAAAACTAAATCGGCTATTGCGGCCGCTTTATTATCAGGAGCAGAAAAAATATTGGTTATTTGCCCAGCAAATGCTAAGATTAATTGGTTCCGTGAAATTACAGAATATATTGATGAAGAATATGTAACAATTGTAAAGTCAGGTTTTTGGCAACCTAAATTTTTTACAATTATTAATTACGATATTTTAAATCGTTTTCATGAAATAGAAGATAAAAGAAAAAAAACTGAACCTAAAAGTTACATCAACGAAGAAAAATTTGATTTATTAATTGTTGATGAGGCACACATGATTAAAAACAAAGGTTCTATTCGTGGTAAAGTTGTAGCACAAATTTCAGAAAATATTGAAAAAATTTGGTTGCTAACTGGTACACCTATTGCTAATAGACCAATGGATTATTATAACTTATTAAAGGTATGTAATATTCCTGTAGCAGACAACTTTCAACACTTTGCTTACAGGTATTGTGCAGCAAAATCTTTTAATAAAAAACTTGCTTCAGGTAAAATTAAAAGAATTTGGTTAACTGACGGCGCGTCTAACTTGGAAGAATTACACCAAAAAACTAAAAATTACATTCTTCGTCGAAAAAAAGAAGACCATTTAGATTTACCACCAAAAATTATATCACCGTTTTATTTAGACTTAGAAAACCGTAAAGGATATAAAGAAGCTTTTGATGATTATTTATTTTGGTTAGAAGTTGAAGGTAAAAAATTAGGTGCAGGTAGACAAATGGTTGAAATGGGTGTTCTTAGAAAATTTATTTCAAAAGAAAAAGTACCAATGACCGTAGATATGGTTCATAATTTTTTGGATCAATCTGATGATAAAAAAATTATTGTTTTTACTGTTTTCACTGATTCATTAAAAGAACTTAAAAAAGAATTTGGTGATTTAGCTGTTTGTCATAATGGTGAAATGTCAGATAAGGAAAAACAAAAATCTATCGACGAATTTCAAAACAACCCTAAGATTAGAGTTTTTATTGGTAACATTATTTCAGCGGGTTCTGCCATTACATTAACCGCATCAGATACCACAATATTCCATGATTTAGATTTTTCAGCGTCCAACCATCAACAGGCTGAGGATAGAAATTACAGGATTTCACAAGATAAAACTGTGAACGTATATTACCCAATATTCCAAGACACTATAGAAGAAAAAATATTTGAGTTATTAGAAAAGAAAAAATATATTTCTTCAACAATTTTAGGTGAAAAAAATAATGAGTATTCTATATTATCTGATTTAATACTTTCTTTGGGGACGAATACTTAAAGACATAACCTTTAGTTTGTTTATATTTACCGTTTAAAACCTTCCATAAAGCTGTGTTATCCATATTTAAAGTTTCAATACAAGATTTTATCGAATCCCATTCTTTAATGAAATTACCTTGCATATCATATTGTTTTATTTTTTTACAGTGTGACTTTGAAGCGTTTATAGTGTGTTCTTTAGTTTGTTTCTTACCTTTAATCCATGATACTTTATTTTTATTAGCCGCAGATATCTTTTTTTTAGTTTCTTCACTACAAGGTTGTCTTTTACTTTTTTTAGCCGATTCACTCATCTTTTTTTTAGATTCTTCAGACCTTTTAGCACCCAAATGATTTTCAGCCTTTGGTCTACAATTATACCCATTTTTGTATGTGTCATATAAATCCATGTAATACTGTTCTTTAATTAATAATTCATCAGTACCACACTCCTCAAGCACTTCAAAAAGTATGTTATTTTCACCATGAATATTATAAGATCTTTGTAGTTTTATTGAATGGTGATTACCTTTTCTTAGTCTTTTTTTATGGTCCCACCACCTTCCATCAAAATCTAAAGTTGATCCAACATAAATTTTGTTAGTGATTAAATTTGTTATTTTATAAATCCCTGATTTTTTTTCTCTCATAATATTTTTTTAAATTTCTTTTTTTAATTTTTTCACAATTATTTAAATAGTATTTCATACTATCTTTTCTTTGTGCCTCTAACCTTTCTTCTTCTGTTAAGTATTTTTTCTTTCTTCCCATACCATATAAATATTTAAAAATCTGATAAAAATCTGATAAAATTTAAAAAAAATAAATCACCGTAATTATTATCCCCGTTGTTGATATTTATGAAATAAAGCAACAATGGCACTAGTAATAGAAGAAGCGGAAAAACAAAAAGTATTTCGTCAAGTAAGACATAGGTTAGGCGCTCCACTTAGAAAAGTGGAATTATCTGACGAACAAATGTGTACTTTATTAGAAATTGCGGTTGAAGATCATTCATCATATATTAATGATTGGTTAATTGAGGCTCAATGGTCATCATTAGACGGAATTAATTTAGATACAACAGATTTAGCAAAGGCTTTAACAACAAGATCTCAAGGATATGAAGATTCATTTACTTACGCTTATTCAAAAATTGTGGGTTTACAAGCACGTGGCCCTTGGGAATTAAAACAAGATTACGTTACTTTAGAAAACGGTCGACAAGTATATCAAATACCTGCTGGACGTGAAATGAATGAAGTTTTATATTTTCAACCGCCAACAGTAGATTACGCGTTATACTCAAATTATGGTTTTGGTGACTATGGTTTTGGTGGAGGTGTGGCTCAATTACCTTATGGTGCTGCAGGTGGTGGGTTTGGTTATGGCGGTTTTTATTTGGCCCCAGCATTTGATATTGTATTAAGAAATGCTGATTATAATTTAAAACAAAGATTAGTTAGTTCAGAATTAACTTATTGGTTAACAGCAGGTCCTAATGGTACAAGGTTGTTACATTTATCACCACCCCCAGGTAGTAGATTATCTTTTGGTCGTGGTGGTTTTGCTGGTGGACAGTCAATAAACGTAGGTGGCTCAAGAGTTTGGTATTGGTATTATGAAACTACTTCTGATGAAGATAGACAAAGATGTTTAAATGCAAATAAAGATATTGTTAAATTACCTTCCGATGTTCCAATCGACGTTGTAAATTTTACAGAATTAAACACGCCTTCGAAACAATGGGTAAGGGATTGGTTTACTGCTTTATGTAAAGAAACCCTTGGTCGTGTTCGTGGTAAATTTGGTGGTGCTCTTGGAGTTACGGATGCTGAAGTTACTATGGATTATGAATCACTTTTAAGTGAGTCAAGAGAGGATAGAACGGCTTTAATGGAAAGACTTAATGAAAGATTAGAAAGATTACGTCCTGACAATATGTTAACACGTAAGGCAACTGAAGCTGAACAATTAAATAAAACATTACAATATAGACCTTTAGGTTTAACAGTTATATAATATGACATTTTTTACAAGACCCAAATTTCAAGATAGACAAATAGTACAACACAGTGGAAGTACAATAACCTTATCGGGTGAGACTAATATAAACCAAACAGGGTACCTTAGAATAAATAAAGGTGCCTTCCCAGGTTTAGTTGCTACTTCACTAGATAATGATGGTACAGTTGTTTGGGGTCCTGTAAGTGGTCTTAGTTGGTCTATTTCAGGTTGTACTTCACCATTTTATGTTAACAACATTGTAGCCTGTCCAAATTCTGGTAACACAATACAAATTGATGCAGGTAATTTAGCTTTAAACAGTGAATTAAATTTTTTAATACCTTTATCCGCCGGAACATCAAGTGATAGTATTTTAGTTATAGATAGTAATGGATATGTTAAAAATATATCACAAAACGCTATGCTTACAGGTTCTTGTATTACAGACTTATATGTAACAAACGTACATGGTTGTTCACCAATAACTATTTGGGATTCGGTACAATCTTATGGTTCAGAAGCTTCTGGACTTAACTCTTTTGTTTTTAGTAACCAATCTACAGCAAAAGATGATTATTCGGCAATACTAGGTGGTAATAATAACCTTATTTCCGGTAATAGTATTAATTCAGGTATAATTGCTGGTTCACAAAATAAAATATTTAGTGGTGATAGTTCTATAATAATTGGTGGTTATAATAATCTTATAGATGGTCACGCGTATTCCACTATTTTAGGTGGTAGTAATAATATAATACACGGACCTTTACCTAGTAACATTAATGAAACTATAATAGGTGGTGATAATAATATAATTTCTGGGACTGGAGTTTCATACTCAAGTATAATAGGTGGGTATAATAATAAAATTTTAGGTAGTAGTTTTAAAACAATTATTTTAAATTCATATGAAACTACAATAGAGGATTCAGCTAATTCTATAGTTTTATGTACAGAAAACTCAGGACTAGGATCAATTTTACGAAGTGACCATACTTTTAGTTTACATTCAGAAGTTTATCTACAAGATTCAGATGAAAGTGTTTTATTTAATTCTAATGGTAGTATAAGTAACGTTTCTACAATAGCTTTTAATTCATCGAGTTTAACTGCTTCAGCGTCCATTGGTAACAGTGGTGGGTTATTTAACGTTTTTTCAAATAATACTTACATAAATAATTCAAGTAATTTAGCAACAATTTTTACTAATAATAATCTTGTTGATAATAGTTTCTATAACTCTTTAATATTTTTAGGTGGTAATAATAATATTAGTGGTAATAACTCCTCTTCAAATACTAGTAACGGTTCTAACGTAATTATTAACAGTGATAACAGTGTAATAAATGCAATCGGTAGTAATGTTTTACCAGCAACTGGAGATACAAATTACAACACAATATTAAACTCTATTAGAACCCTAATAGACCAATTTTCAACACATAATACTGTTATTGGTTGTGATGGTGTTGCAATAGGGCAAAATGTTTCTAAAGTAACGGTTTTAAATTTAGATAATGTAAGTGTAATTGACACCACTCAAAACACAGTATACACACCAAGTTTAATTACGGGAGCTAATACATTAATTCCTGGTGAAACCTCGGTTTTTGATGTGAATCAATACAACTCTTTTGGAAAAATTAGACCTAATTTTTCTATTAATTTAGATAGTGGATCCACACCTTTCAATATAGGTGTATACGATTTAATAATACCTGAAGGATGGGTTATTGAAGATATTAAGATTTACACAAAAATAATTGATTCTACTATTAAATACGCGTCTGTTGGAACAGCCGGTGGTGTTTTTGATCCAGAAACTAAAATAGAGGTAGATTCAACCAATTACAATATAGCTAATATGATAAACATTTATGATAGCACCAATACGGTCAATAAAATGGGTAATTATTTTGTAGTAGGTGATACTTTATACGTTAATTTTTATGACTCATTAGGGGTTGCAACTCCAATTACAGACGGTCACTATGTGGTATTAATAAAATGGTGGTATGGACCTGAAATACTTTAATTATGGATATTAGGAATAATTATTTTTTTAAAAGTTTTGAAGGTATAAACTTAGTTTATAACGAATATTGGGATTTTAATTTAATTCCTGATAGGTTAGGTAACTATATTCCTTATGCCACAAATTGTAAAGACGCCTGTAAATACGGTATTGTTACAGATGGTTTAGCGGCTTGGTTTGATATTAATAAAAGTGGTACAACATTAGATGGTTCTTCTTTAACTTCTTTAATACAATGGTCAGGAACTACCATAATTCCTTTAACAGGTTTTACATTAAACGATTGGGGATTAACGGGGGTAGATAATGGTCGTACTGATTGTTTATCAGGTAAGACATTAGTAATTACTTCTGCGGACACAAGATTAGTTTTGTATCCTGTTACAGGTTATACAATTGTATATAATTTTTCAGGTTGTACGTCAGGTTCATCTTCAGGTTGTACCTCGGGTTGCACAGTAGGGCCAGGATTATATACTTATCCATGGACTTTTCATTCAGGAACAACAACTGTTGAAGGTTGTCCAGTTGGAAATACTATTTGTTTAGATGGTGGTTTTTATCAAGGATTTTTTAAATTAGATACGGATAGACCAGCACCAATATCAGAACCTTATGTTGAATGTAAAAAAACAGGTTATACTTTAACTTATACTTCTGGTGATACAAAATGGCAAGTGATGCCAACTGATTTAAAAGACGGTTGGTCTATGGAAACTTGGATTAAATGGGATAATATTTTTTGTACTAGTGGAATAACAGGTTCTACAAGTGCAACAACTTTAAATGATTTTTATCCGAATAACAAAAATTTTTTCTTTTATATTGGTACAAGAGCTGAAAATAAATTTTGGAATAATTTTTCAGGTGAAACAGGTCTTAAAACATCTAAGGGTATTCCTTTATCTTTAACTGAAACTTTAATTTATGATGAAAATATTGTAGAACCAAATAGCGGACAAAGTTGGTTCACCAAGAGTTCAAGTATTGGTTGCGGTTGTTCTTGCCATAGTACTTGTTTAACCGACGAATACATAGATCCAAATATTATTACAGGTGGTCAAAATTGGTTTAGTATAAATTCAAGAGGTATAGGTTGTTGTCACAAATGTTCTGGTAATACAGAAACAACAGTTGTGACAGGTACTTCATATAGTTATTGTGACCAATTATCGGAAAATGCTTTAGGATTTAGAATCACCAATGACGGTAAAATTGGTTATAGAAAAATGACTGTAACAGGTGATTGTTATAATAACAAGTATAGGATAACAGGTACCGTTATGGAAGAAGGTTATTCTGAACCTAATACAATACCAACTGGAGATACTTGGACACATATTGCTGTAACTTATACACCAGGTAGTTTTAAGAACACTTTACCTGCCGGAACTTTAAAATTTTGGATTAACGGTTTGGTAAAATACAGGGTGGAAAACTTTATTGGTTTACAGTTAAGGGCTTTAAATGAATGGAGTGATAAACAAATAGGCGTTCCTTTTAATATGAGTTGGGGTGGTGGTACACAAGGTTTGGCTGAAAGTCAAACTTTCAATGGGCCTGATTATAATGACAGAGATATGTTATTACAAACTAATTTTGCCGGTTCTTTTGAAGGTGAATTATCACAACTTAGATTTTATGATAAAACATTAGATGTTTTAGAAATAAGAAATAACTTTTTTGTTGATTGTAGAAGGTATTGTCGTCCTGATACTTTTGGAGGTATCCAAACAATCCAACCAAATTACAGCGGTTGTGGTAGTTGTAAAAATCCTTTACCACCTTATATTTTCATACCTTGTAATACTGGTTTTACTGAAACTTTTTATATTGTAGACGAAAACGGCAACCCAATAGTAACTGACGATGACTTTAACATAACATGGTAATAATTATAAAATAAAATGGCTAACAAAAAAATATGGGAACTACCTTCATGGGTACCTTCAGGTAATACATCTAATAACACAATACCTATTGATAATAATTTTTTTACACAAAAAATATCATTAAGTGCGATAACTGAATATGTACAAAATAATATAACCACCACTGTTTTTACAACAAACTATAATGAACTGCGTTCTATGATTACAGGTTCATCATTAAACGCTGGGAGTTATTATTTAATAACTGACTTCCAAACCTGTTACGACCAACCTAATTTCAATAATGTTGGTGACCCAATTGTAACAAATAACTATAAAACAGGTAATACTGAATCATTGTTGTTATTGGCAACTTCAACAACTGGATTTTCACCAACTGTATATTCAACATTATACCCAGAAGATAAAATTACTTATGACATAACTTGGGATACAACTGAAGTAACATCAAGTCCTGCAAAAGGTAGAATTACTGAAAGAATTGATAACTTTAATAATAGAACTGATTATGACCACAGAAGTATTTTATTTAAAAGATATCGTGGATATTCATATAATAAAAATAGTCCACTAGCGGGACTTATAGGAATAAATGGTATTACAGGAACTACGGGTATATTGTACGGTAACACAGGTACTACATTTAATTCCAATATCTCAAGTGGGTCAATTATTGCAATACCAAATTTAAATCCTTCGTTTTTCGAAGTTATATCAGTTGCTAGTAATTCTTTAGCAATTATATCAGGTGTAACAATAAGTGGAACTGATAGTGCACCTTATTATTCAGCATCTGACGATGGTATTATGAGCTATTATCAACCTAATGTAAGACAGAATGCAGTTGTTGAACGTACAACATTTGGTAATACGATAGCAATTAACAACTATATCGGTAACTATGCAAATTTATATGAGTGGAATGGTAACCTATTTATTTTAGCTAACAACGTTTTTATTGATGGTTCATTCATAAATAATACAATCGGTAATAATTCATATAATAACACATTTAATGATGATTGTGACAGTAATCAAATAGGGGATGGTTTTTATAATAACTCAACAAATGATGATTTTGATGGTAATATAATTGGTGACAATTTCAATAACAATTACATTACCGCAAATTTCAATAATAACAGAATTGGTAGTGATTTTGATTTTAATATTTTACTCGGAGGGTCTTTTTACAGAAACAATATTGGAAATGACTTTAATAATAATGTTTGGACTAATGGTGATTTTCAAAATAATGAGATAGGGAATCAATTTAATAACAATAACATTTATGATGATTTCTATAATAATGATATTGGTAATGGATATAATCAAAATGAAAGTTATTCACAATATTTTCGTAATTTAATTGGGAATGGATATAATGGTAATACGGTATATTCAGTTTTCTACGAAAATAATATTGAACACGTTTTTT